GCCTGCAAAAGCGCGTCAGTGACCGCAGCCTTCACATTGCCTTGCACTTCATCCAGCTTCTCGATAAGTGCCTCGAAACCGGACGTATCGAGCCGCAGCGTGTTCCGCTTTGCCACATCACGCACCGCCCTCCACAGCTCTGAGCTTGCACTTCAGAAATTGATTCCGCATATTGATGTTTTCAGGTTTTCCCACGATCTCGTACTCCTGCCCTGTTGAAAACAGCTTGATACGGCAATCGGCCTTAATATCAGGACGATACCAAGTTTCCAGAATAGCTGTATCAATGACAGTAAAAGCACCATTCGTCTGCATCTCAGTACCGCCGTATGTCTTGAAAGAACAATTCAAGCGTATTCCGGTTGCAGGAAACGATTTTGTCTTTACTCCCTTGACAGTCGTATACGTCGGGATCAGCAGAGAAACCGGAGTTGTATACGGAAGTGACGGTTTGAAATCAGCCATTTTGTCAGCCTCCTTTGTAGCTCAGTTGGGCGGCTCGCTGCATGAAGTATTCAGACAGCTTGCCATTGCCTGCACCATAGCTCCAGAGGTCGGAAACGCCGCGAGAAACGACACCTGCCGTAATGTTCGACTGTTTCACACCGGCATAAATCAGGAAAGCAACAACTTCGTCGATATACTCAGAAATCGTGCTGTCCTGATACGTGCCTTCAATCCCGAGAGCGGATTTGACTTTCGTCAGCATTTCAGCAGATGCCATTGCTCGCGCCTCCCTTCAGATCATCAGAAACCGACTTTGGCAATCGTCAGAGCATTCGTGCTGAGCGTAGCAGAATACAGCGTTCTGCCGTCCGGTTCCACTTCGCCGGTGACAGTCAGGGTTGCACCGGTTTTCTTGAAACCTTCGTAGTCATACGCCGGAACGAAATAGACAGTACCTGCCGTGATAGAGCTGCCAAAGGTCAGGGATTTGACAGGCTCGTTCGCAATGTAGGTCTTGCTGTTGGTTGCAACATCAAATGTCGCAATATCAGTCGCAGCCAGCTTCTCCGGAGCAGTGCCGGACGCAGCAGCAGCAGCGGCAGCCAGTACAAAACCGTACATGGAAATCAGATCAACGGCGGTGATCGGAACGATTCTTGCATCGTTAATCATTTTTCATACCTCCTTATTCGCCAGTGTACGAACCGGTCACACCGAGAATCGTAACACCGGATTTGATGTTACCAGCAACGATGTTGGCATCAATAGCAGCCGTGACAGCATTCACAGTCACAGTGCCAAGACCATAATACGAATCGCTGGTCTTTTTCACAGTCTGCTTGCTCGTGCTGGGCGTGATTGTGCGATCCTGAAGCGCAGGCGCAACAGCTCCAGAGGCAACAGCAGCAATATTTGCAATCGCCTCAGCATTTGTCACAGCCGCCGCAGCATCAGAGCCAAGCAGAGTTGCAATGGCGTTGAGAACATCCACAATCGTGACAGCATCAGCAACAGCAGATGCCTCGCCGCCAAGCGCAGTATAAAGGGCTTTCAGAGCATCGACGTTTGTCATGTCGAATACCTCCTTTACGCCTTTGTAATCAGATAGATGCCGTTCGGATTCAGCAGCTTGCCGTCAACGACAGTCAGAGCCTTGTTGACGTACTTGTTCTCACGATCATCGAAATAACGGCGCATCATGAAGCCGAAGTTTTCATTGATCGCATATTCTTCCGGCTGCCAGAAAATACCGACTACATCACTGCTGGATGCAGCATCGAAGTCGGGCAGAATATCCGGCTCGACCAGAGAAATATTACGACCGAAGAAACGACCATTCGGATTCGTAGCGTCGCCGTCGTTGACCTCCAGACCGGTGGCCTGACGGAAGATCGGATTGTTGTTGCCGTCTGCCATTGTTTCCAGATAAGCATCGACAGTGCTCAGGGCGAAGATGAACTCACCTGCGCGATAGCCAAGCGGCAGCTTCGCAAAGAACTTCTTGCGCCATGCCGTCCAGTTGTTGATTTCGGCAGCAGTCAGCGCAATCGTATGACCGGCAGCACCGGTGACACGATCATCATTCAGGATACCGAGCGGCATACCGACGCCGGTACCCTTCACAATCGCAGTGTCCATTGCCTTCATGTAGGCAACAGCAATGACCTGAGAAATCTTCGCCTCGAAAGCGTCAATGCTCAGGATATAAGACAGGAACGTCTGAGCGATACGGATTTCAGCCTCATGATACTTGAAGCTGACAGTACCGACCTTGCCGATTTCCTGCTCCGGAGAAACGGTGCTTTCGGAAATCCAGTGGAACTCGGCCTGAAGTGCGCCGACAGGATATTCCACACCGCCCTGAACATTTGTCTTGGTGACCTTGCTGTACAGATTTCCGTACCGCTTACGCACGGTGTTGATAACCTCACGCATAACGGTGATCGGAATAACAGCACCAGCATTGCCGGTGTTGATCGTGTCGCCCGCTCTCTGCTCAGGCGGCAGCGTCGCCATATAAGCAGACACACGAGCCTGAAGGTCAGCAGGAATCGGCACACCACGCTGGAAGAAATGCATGAACGCCGTGCGGTATTCAGTGCTTTCGAGCGGGTTATCATCAGAACGCTGCTGCGGTGCAGTCATTCCGAAACTGCCGACGATCCCAGCGTTCACGGGCTGAGCATCAGCAGGCGGCTGAGCTGCACGAGCTTCAGCCTCAGCAGCAGCAGCCTCGTCAGCGCGGATAGCATCCAGCTCGTCCTGAACGTCCGCAATGTCGTCATTCAGATCTGCAAGCTGAGCATTGATTGCGCGAACTTCATCAGCATTCTCGGATGCCAGAGCACGCTTTGCCAGCTCGTCGCGCTTTGCAATCAGTCTTGCAAGACGCTTTTCAAGAACTTTCTTATGCATGATTGATACCTCCTAAGATTTTTGTTTTTGCTTTCAGCAGTTCGAGATCGGTGTCCACCGATTTTGCACGAGCCTGCCGAGCTGTGTCCACAGCCTGCCGTGCGCTCTCCAGCACATCATTGCTTCGTGCGTTTATTTCAGTCGCGTCGTATGCAGGAAAAGTCACTGCACTGACTTCGACAACTGAACCGATTTTCTTGATTCTCCGTGTCGGGTGATCGCTGTCAATATCGGACCATTCATCGCCGCCCTTCGGCACAGAGAACATAAAAGACATACCAGAAATATCGCCGCGCTGCACAGCACTATACAGCGAACGAGCTTCAGCATTGTTCACGGTATCGAGCTGCACACGGATTCCCATACCTGCATCGTCAACGGTCAACTGCATTGTGCTGTTCCCGTTGTTCCTTCTCGACCTCGCAAGAGGAATACGGCTGAGATCATGATTCACAAGGAACCGAACGTCTGTCAGGTCTGTGCCGTCCAGAGCACCGCGCTCGATGATTTCATCAAAGAAAACAAGATCGGTGCGGGAATCGTACACAATCGGGCGACCGGTGATAATACTTCCGGTTTCAGATTCTTCCGCACGTACCTCAAACGTGTACGAGCGTCTTTCAAGATCATTTTTCATAATACCTCCATTTACTTTGCGACAAGAATCAGATTATGAATTTCTGACGGTTCAATAGGTGTCGCGCCTCCACTTGGTTGAGCACTGAATACAAATCTGAACTTCTGCCCTTCTTGTGCCGTAAACGAAATCGGAGGTTCAACAAAATAACCGCCACCTGTACGATCAATAAATGTGCCGTCTGCTGCATAACGAAACATCATACAATAAATGTTTGATGCAGCAGTAAAAAACAGAGAGAAATCGCCAGCAGGAAGTGTTGTGAAATCTTTTGTTCTCAGCCGGTTCGCGTTGTCGCTGTTTGCTCCGTTCTGGTCAATCGTTCCGATCTCGATTGCAGAGGTCAGCAGGTTGTCAACATCTCCACCGCCGCCAGAACTTCCGGCAAGTTTCTTTCCGAGAAGAACGTCAAAAGCATTCATGCTGCACCGCCGACTTTCTGCCATTCCTCACCGTCGAAATAGTAAAAATCGCCGGTGTCAAGCTCCAGAAACATAGTATTGACAGCAACGTCAAGCGGCTTTTCATCAGTTGATTCGCCTCTCAGATCGGGCGAATATCCGTTATTCGTAATCATTTCAAATGTCCTCCTTCGTTTCATCCACAATATCGACCTGAGCATTCGTTCCAAGCTGGTACTGCTCAGCCTTGTCAGCATTCACCCAGTTAAGCGACATATAACGTTTGCCCTCCAGCTCCGGCAGAGGACGCAAGCCCAATGCCACGCGCTTTTCGTTCTCAAACAGTGCGCCAGTGGGCGAAAGCTCTTTTATCATCTCCAGCGTCTGTGCAACCGTCATGAAGATAAGCTCTTTCGGATAAAGCTCAATGCGGTTGCCGAAAGCTCTTTCACGATCAGTGAACAGCTTTTTCGTCATTGCCTGCGAAATAGAGATTATGAGCGGTTCGAGGGTTTTCTGATAGAAAGCCTCGTACTGTTCCTTCGTATAATCTCCCGTCAGGATAGCCAGAGGAACGCCCCAATGCCGCAGAATCTTTCCGTCAATAAACTTCAGCGTATCTTCGTCAACGATAGCAGAAGTGTGCGGCAGCGGCGTGAAATCCGCTTTCAGGTCAAGTGGCAGAAAGCCTGATTCGTTGTTCATGAGCTTTCTTTCAAGCTCTTTCAGCGCAGCTTCTGTCTTTCCGTCATCCAGCATCGTATTGTACTTGATGACGCCATTGATAGCGTAGCTCGCCTTCATTGCTTTTGCAACGCCCTTCAGCAGAGTGTCGTTGAGCTTCAGTGTTTCCAGCAGAGCCGTATGGTCTGGAGATCCACATTCATTGCCGCCCATATACTCATTGACGGAGTAGTTATACCGCAGGTGAATGAGATCATCATAGGCAATCGTCGTATCGTAGCCGTTCATGAAGTAGAAATGCACAAACAACTTTCCGGACGCATCCTGAATGAAGTCTGCCTGCGTCGGCTTGATCGGATACAGAGCATCGTAATATCGCCGCTCGGCTCCGGTCTTTTCATCCTTCCATGTCCGATAAACAGGAACAATGAACGCATTGTAATTCATCAGCAGCAGCCACATGACCTTTTCGATCATCTCACTGGCTGTCATGAGAGGATTCGGATTGCTAAGAACATCCTGCACATTGCTCTTGACCGGAACGGGATCATTGTCAACCACTCGAATGTGCGTAGGGTTGAGCTTTTTCATTTCATCGACAATGCACTTCAGGCATTGCTGAACCACATCCGACGCATAGATACATGAGCCGAACTGCGGATACATCGGAGCAAAGCCGTCAAGTGACGGTGCAAGCCGTCTGTTTTTTGGTTCACGCCTGAACAGTTTATCAAACAGCCCCATTTTATGTACCACCTCCAACGAGCTTTCGTAATTCGCTCCGATACCGCCTGTACATCTCGTACAGCGAAATCAGCGTTACAGAGCCGTCAATCTTCTTCGCATTCTCAGTCTTTACACAGAGAGCCTGCCGAAGGTCGTTCACCTTCAGACAGCTATTTGAAAAACACCACCTGTCAACAGGGTTTTCGTTATAGTTTATGAGCCGTGCCTTCAGATCAGCTTCGACCAGCAGCAAAGCGTTGTTCAAGGTCTGTGCATTCTGCAAGACCATTTCGACCTCGCCATATTGCTTTGTCCAGCCGTATTCGTCCATACGGTTGAGCCAGTCACGCGCAAACCTTTGGTCGTAGCCGCATTTGTAGAGCTTTATACCGTGCTTTTTCAGCAGGGTATAAAACCAGTCGGCGCACTGCGTGAGGTCTATATCGTTCCCCTCGCATACCGTAATGAAGCCTTGCTGCGCCCATTCAGCGTACTTGGCTCCGGCGTTGTGGTCGTCATTCTCAGGATCGAGCTTCGACTGCGGAATGAAATACATCGTCACAATGTATTTGACAGGATCATCCGGCAGCATCACGAGAGCCTTGCAGCAGCAGAGGTCTGTTGTTTCGGAGAGGTCAACATGTCCGAGGCAATAGCTCCCGCGCAGTTTCTCCAGATCATACACGGCCTCGTATGCATAATCCTCAATATTGAGCCAGCTCTCCACACCGGATTGCTTGAAGTTGAAGTCTTTGCTCAGAACAAAGATTCGATCCGCTTTGGATTTCTTCGCAAGGTCGATCTGTTCCCGCAGATAATCCCACCGCTTGACAATTCCAAGTGTCGGATTTGACTTCTGCCATGTCCTCTCGTCCTGAAATATCTCCTGCTCGCTGTCCTGCGTGTAAAGCCACGGAAGGAATCGGCTTGCACTGATTGAATCATCTTCACCAAAGATGATTGCCCGTGCAGCCTTCAGCTCGGAATCGAGAAAGCCGTCAACGACAAAACCTTCTGTCGTGATTTCAATGAACTTCGGGTTTTCCTTCAGGGATTGCGACTGCTCAATGCTCTTGGCAATAACATTCGTCTGCATCTCGTGGGATTCATCCAGAATCGCAAAATCAATGTTTCGGCCTTCTTTATTCCTTGTCCGGTCAGACAGCTTGAATATTTTTGTCTGCGTTCCTTTATTCAGAATAAAACGCTGATTTCGCTTCGTATCGACCGAATCAGGATCGTAAAGCTGCCGCATCATGTCAATAGCATCGTAAACAATACTCGCCTGAGCATCGTCATTTGAGCTGCATACGAGATCAGAACCTTCATTGCCGCAAATGAACTCAGCATTTGAAAGGGCTGAGCAGGTTTCCGACTTGGTATTCTTTCTGGCAATCAGCAGCAGCGTTTTCTTGAACCGGTCAATCAACTTCTGCTTATCTTTCCATTCTCTCGCCATTTTGAAAGAATAGAAAGCCTCGATCCACGCCTTCTGCCACAGCATCAGAACCATCGGCTGCCCATAATACGGGGATTTCGTCAGGCGAATACAGCCTTCCATGAAATCCATGCGGAGCTGAGCTGATCTGGTGTCATAGAAATACTCGTCGTTGTGAAAAAGATCATCGACAAGGTTTTCCAGCTCCCGATACAGCTCCTGCCCGACAAGTATTTTTCCGCATTCGATCTCGGCCTTGTACAGCAGCAGCGAACTGTTGTCCGGTGTCCAGATCATAAAGCGTCACGGTCCTTTCGTGACTTCAGCCACGCACGCAGCGGGCTTTCTTCTTCGCCTTCGCTGCCAATATCTCCGGTGATCCTCAGCAGCAGGCGCAAGGAATTATTGTACTGCTGAAGGAACTCTTTGTATTGCCTGCTCGCAGCAGTCGGTTTCTGCTGAGCAGGATTCTTTGGATTGACAGCAATGAACGGGTGCTTCTTCAGCTCTTTCATTTGCTGTTCCAGAAACACAATTTCGTCAATCAGTTGCCGAGCCTTCAGCTCGTCCTGACTGCCATTCTTCAGCAGGCTGAGCAGCTCCGTCTTTCTGTCCATTTCGATTTCCTTCCGATTATTTCAAGGGGTTTCAGGTTTTCTTGATTTTCAAAACTGAAAAATCTCGTTTTTTCCGTTTCTCCGAGAATTACC